ATGGTCGCGATTGGAACCTGGGCTTACTTCGGTATCATTGAGACTCAAAATAAAATTTTAACACAAGTAGAACTAATGCAAAAAGATTTAACTGAGAATACAGAATTTAGAATCAAATGGCCGCGGGGCCAACTTGGTTCATTGCCCGCCGATTCTGAGCAGTTCATGATGATCGAGGATCTTTATAAGACCACGGATAAGTTAACTGAACACATCGACAACATGGCATTGAACAAAGTAAACATAGAATTTTTAAGAAAACAAATGGATAAAGTTTTAATTGACATTGAAAAACTTAAAGATGCAAACAGAGAAATGAAATATACAAATGGAGGTGCACATTGACAGAGGTTGTGGTCGCCCTGCTTATGTTTGTAGGAGCAGAAATCAAGGAACACAGAATCCAGCTAGATGGAATGGCTCAATGCTTACGAGGCAAGCGTCATGCGGAGAGACAATACACTCCAAATGTAACTTACAAATGCATTAAGACTAAGGCGGAGCTAGAAAAAAACATTGATGGATCTATAGCTATTAAAAAGATAATCCTTGAATAAAAAAGCATACGCATTTTTTCTGAAGAAAAACAGGCCTAGAAATCACATAGCTCAGGATTTAAGTGATGGACGTTACCATCAGCGTGTGGTAAAGAGTAAGAAAGTATATGAACGACAAAAACATAAAAATACAAGCAGAGATTGTGAATGGGAAGTGTCCGACGTGTGATGAAATCACAATGCTAGTAGGCGTTACTCGTTCCTTTTACAGATGTATGACATGTGGAGCAGACCTCCACCAACATATTAATGGTAAGATAAGTTATCTACCAGCTTTAAATCCTCCAGCAGGAACTAAGCCTTATGTTAAAGAGTGGGTGTAATGGCTAAAAAAGCTAAGTTTGGTGTAAATACCTATATTAAAAGAGATAGACCAAGAAAGCGTCCTGGAAGGCATAAAAAGAATTTAAATAAAAGTGAGAAAAGACAACAGAAAAAAAGAAAAAAAGGGCATTGACATTAATCCCTAGATATCCTATATAGGATATATGAAAGAGAAAAAAGTAATATTAACAAGTAATAATATAACACCTAAACAGTGGTCTAATTTATTAATTGAATTAAATTTAATGTGTGAGGCATGGAAGCCTTATGCAAAAATTGATATTCATGCTCATGGTGCTAAAAAGATTATAGCAAATGGAAAGAAAGTAAATGATTACAAAAATTGATGAATTAGCTAATCTTTGGAATAAAACTAAAAATCCAAAGTATAAAGACGAATGGTATAAATATATAAAGGAGTGGTCTGATGGAATTAATAATACTAACAGACGGAATGTATCATCTAGTACCAGTGACAGAAGAGATGTTATCAAATCTAAAACTGTTTAAAGATACAGTTAAGTATGTTGATTTGTGTGATATATTGAGAATAAAATTGAGCACCTATGCTCCCGATCCTATCAACGCTCATATGATGAACGATGGTAGTGGAGATTTTTATGGGTGTGTATGGAAATAGAATTGTTATAAGACCGTTAGTAGGCGTCCAAGTTCTGCAGTAACTGCGTTCCACTGTACGTTCGCGATGACCTGAAAAATAAATAAGTAGGGTAGCAACAAAAGCGGCGCCATCTACGTTAGTACGTGCACGGAAAGCGTAGGGGCAGAATGAATTATGAAAGGAGGATAATGACTGATCAAACTAAATGGAGAATATCTGAAGTGCAGAGCGGTAATAAACAAAGGATATATGAAGAACAACAAGAGATGAGAAAAGAAGTATCTGAATTTGTTTTAAATTGCAGTGTGTTTCACATGCATAAAATGTATGAAGAAATGAAAAAATTAAAAAAGAATTAACAAACCTATCACAAGAGGGAATAGAGTGATAGGTTATTGTGGTGAGAATAATGACACCTTAACACAATCTTGCCACAATTGTCAAGTTTCATTTTCCATTTTAATTCCGGCACATGAAAAAGTAATTGACAGCTTATGTTTATTAACTTCTTTGGGTCCTATCTCTCTAAGTTTTCTAGCACCTTCCTCATAGCCAGCAACACTACAACTATATGAATCATCAAATTTAACCGGCCACTCATAAGGTGGCAAACAAGTTCCACTCGTATAGCTGCACATAGTTAATAATAATATAAATTTCATCTTGACAACCTATTATTCACTCCTATATAATCATCAGAAATAAATGAAAGGACACAATGACCGATATAACTAAATATAGAAATGTTTCTTTAACACATGAAACATACAAGACTTTGATACAATTGTCGAAGGTATTATTGCCGGATGCAAAGTTATCAATTAGTAAAACCATTGAGCAAATTGCAAATGAGAAAGCGAAGAAGTTAAATGGCAAAATTAAAAAAGACTGAAATTAGAATAATGTTTTGTCCTACCTGTAAAGGTAATGGATACTTAAAGGTCGGCACTGAAGAAGGAGAGTCTATCCATCAGTGCTGGGACTGTGATTCGGAAGGAGAATATTATGTTCATCAGCCCAAAACTTATGTGTCTGATAACACTGCTGATATTAATGCAGATGATGATGGCAAGTTGCACTAAACACTTTGACCCCACATTAACAGTAATGAGAATGGTACTTACATATGACAGAGAATGATGTAGCTTATTTGGCTGGCCTTATAGATGGAGAAGGCTCTATCTATTATAAACAGACTAAACAAAGAAGAAATACTAGACCAGGTAAACCAGTTCACAATGTTTGGGTTATAAGACTAGAGATAGCCATGACTGCTAAAGATACTGTGAAATGGTGCCACGATACATTTAAGGTGGGTTCCTTTGGAGAACGTAAAGTTAAAGAAGGAAAGAAGAGACAATGGCGATGGAGAGTATCCCATAGAGATTGTCTAGAAATTTGTGTAGCTGTCTGGCCTCACATTAAAAATAAATTACATAAAGTTGAACAAGTAATAGATCACTATGAACCTTATGCAAAAAATTTAGGCGACAATATAATTGATTTAGAACTAGAAAGAGAAAATAGAAAGTTTAATTGGAATTTACATGGCAACTAAAAAAGATTTTAAGTGGGATGGAAAAACAAGGGTAAGTAATGATACCTACCGAAAAAATTTTGATGAAATTTTTAAGAAAAAGGTAGACGATCCTTTTAAAAAAGAAGTCAAACAAGAAGATGTTGAAAAAAATGATAAGCTATTAAAAGAAATAGCGGATAGGAATGGTTTTTAATGATGACTGAAGAAGATATAAAGAATTATCATAAGATGGTTGATGAATTACAAAAGAAAGAATCTCAACCTGAGAATCTACAGGTCACCTTATATAATTGGGGGCCATGTGTAGTTAGGTTTAAAATTAAAGATGATTTCCAACAGATACTGGAATCTGAAGCTAAACTAGCGAGTGGAGATTTTAGTAAACAGCTAGCCGGACAACTGCACACGGAACTTGGATTTACAACCGAGTCTAAAAATAAACTTCTTCCATATCTCGCTCCTTATCTAGGTGCTTATGATAATGTTTTCGAAAGATTTCAAAATAAAAAACATGATAAGAAACCAGAATATTTTATGTCTGCTATGTGGATAAACTATCAAAGACAATATGATTTTAACCCACCACACGATCACGATGGGGCTTTATCTTTTATAATATATTTATCTATTCCGGAGGAATTAAAGAAAGAGAATGCAGCATATAAAGGGAATAGCTGTGGACCCGGAGGTATACAAATGATGTGGGGTGAAGGTCCACGTGGATGTATGACTAACATGTCTCACTTTCCAGAAAAAGGGGATATGTTTATTTTTCCTGCATGGTTAAAACATTGGGTGAGTCCTTATAAATCTGATTGTGTTAGGGTATCAGTATCTGGCAACATACATGACTCAGCTAAACTAAATAATATAACTCAACATGTTAAAAATAAAACTTAGTATTCTAAAATGGATTCAAGATAAGGCCAATCACATAGGTGAATGGGCTTGGAGGAAGAGAATAATATTAATGCATAAAAAAAATTAAAAAAAATTTTTGGAAAGAAACAAAGATAGAAAGGAGGTAAACGATGAGAAAAGGAAAGAAGAAAAGAAGATTAGCGGTGAGAGAACAAAGTATCTTTCCTCGTAGAACTATTTCCATGTTAGGAAATAAATTTAAACGTACAGAACTGGTAGATCGAAAAGATAATACAGTTTCTGCCGTTTTTTTCGAGAGGGATCATTCTAAGTTTATATTTCTAGAAGCTAATCGTCCGATCAAAGAACCTAGAATTGACAGACTAGTTGGTTTATTAAACCAACCAAGAGGTCAATTGAATCCAGTTATCATTAACGAGAACTGGGAAGTGATTGAAGGACAGCACAGAGTTAAAGCCTGCCAAAGACTAGGTATACCTGTGATGTGTGTCATTAGTCATGGTGCAAGAATAGAAGATTGTGTTATAATGAATAACACACAAGATCGTTGGAGTTTCTATGATTACTTACACTCGCATTCACATCCGAGTAGACCTAATCATGGAGAATACGAAAAGATCAAGAAATTCTTAGATGAGTACCAGTTAAATACCACGGTAGCTACCTGGTTGTTATCTGGGAACCATGACGATTATGGTAAAAAAGACTTTCAGTCCGGTGATTTTAAAGTTAAGAGTCTTACATATGCTGAGTCACAAGGAGCATATTTTAATAAGATTAAATCTTTTAATTCTAAGTTACCTAATAAGGTTAAGTTTGGTCTCGCTTTTGTTAAGATACAGAAACTGCCTAAGTTCTCTATGAGTACGTGTTTAACACAATTAGAGAAGTATCATGGTAGGTATTTCAAACAGAGTGGTGGTAATAAGGACGAATTAGTAGAATTACTAATTGAATGTTATAACTACAGACTAAGACCTAAGACTAGAAAAATCTCTAATAGAGTATTAAATTAAGGTGTTGGGCCTTCGGGCCCACATTACTTTACGAAGATAATTAATAAATGTATAAAGAATAAGAATATGAAAATAAATAATAAATACAACTATATCCAAGGCAAACAGATCACGGACCATGGAACTGGGACCAGGGTTTATGACATAGATAATTCTAGACTTCCTAGTGTGACTACGATATTAGGGGCCACCAAAAATCAACAATTCTTAAAAGATTGGAAGGCCAAAGTTGGAGAAGAACAAGCAGAGCGAATCAAGAATCATAGTAGTAGGCGGGGAACTGCCATGCACAAATTCCTGGAATCTCATATTCAAGGAGTTGGCTACGATGATCTTACAACAATCGGACAGGAGGCGAAGCCCATGGCCGAAAAAATTATTGAAGTTGGTCTTACACCAGTGGAAGAGGTCTACGGTTCAGAAATTATGTTACACTATCCTGGGTTATATGCTGGCTCTACTGACTTGGTATGTTTACACAATGATATGGAAACTATTGTAGACTTCAAACAAGCTAACCGACCAAAGAAAGAAGAATGGATTGAAGATTATTTTTTACAGATTGCGGCATATGCACTGGCGCATGACTACACACATAAGAGTAAAATTAGACAAGGAGTTATAATGGTGTGCACTCCTGACCTATATTATCAAGAATTCAAGATACAGGACTCTGTTTTAAAGCAGTGGAAACACAAATGGCTTAAACGATTAGATATGTATCATGAACTAAAGTTCGATGAGAAAGAACAAACAAATATAAACATGAAAGAGGAGGACTTTAATGAACCAAAAACTACGTAATACGTTGGAAGCTAGGTACAGAGCAGAGATTGAGGATGCAAAGTACAAGATTAAATGCTACAGCGAACAGGAAATAATCATTCCTGAGCACCCAGACATCACGGCTGAAGTAGATAAATTACTGGACAAGCTGTCGCAAGCTGAAGAAAAGATGGCAGTAATGGAGCTACATTATGGCAAAACTAAGGCAGATAAGCAGATTCTGTAGTCAGGCTGACAGTATAGAGATGTCACAGATAATTTTTATTTTTAAAAAAAAAAAATAAAGCTAAAAAAACTGTCTTTTTGTCATTTTGAACGATTATCGTTGATATACAACAATAATAGTTGACAAAAAGTATGACAAAAAATATTTTTTTGACAAAAAATATTGTCAGTTGTACACTTATGTCACAGGTGCTCTATTCCGGTGAGAAAAAGTTTTTGGTTTTTTGGTCACCTAAATATCTGGTATATCTCTTATAGGGGTGATATACAAGGTTATGCCTAAGAAGAGAAGAAAACAAATCGCAACTCATACAACTCCCGAAATACCTTTTCCTAAAGTCCGGGTGGAGTGGATTGATATCTTAAGTGACTCGGGCTGGGCTAGCGATAAAGAATTTGACAAGATGAGGTTAAGTTATCCAGTCAACGAAGGTTGGTTATATTCTAAAGATAAGGATTCAATTAAATTATTTGCTTCTTTTGATAGAGATGATGATGGTATTACTTTTGGGGATCGGACGATGATTCCAACTTCGGTTGTTCGGAAGATACAGAAACTGTAGGCTCTTCAATTGCTTCACCTTCAACAGTCTTTGCATTTAAAAGAGGTGCGTAGTCGTCTAGTATCTGTTTCATTTTGTTTTCTAATTCCTGTTCTGACATGTCTTCTAATTTCCCAGTTTTTATTATTTTTCTGTCTATGTATAGTCCTGCTGCCTTGCCTCGTGCTACTTCAGCATTTACAGCAGAAGAGAAACTTGATTTCTTAAGTGCTGCCTGTTTAATTCTATCTAGTTCAGCTACATGTCTCTCGTATGTGACTTGGTGTTTTTGTAATCTCTCGTCATGTAGTTTACCAACATATTCTACAACAAGTGGTGATTGTCTTGGATTAGTTAGTTCTGATCCTTCTTGTGCTGCTCTCTTGGGTGAATAACCTGCTAGTATAGCTGCTTCAGTTTTAGATACGGGTCCATCGGGCCCACCGAATACTATAAATTCAGCAAATCTTTTCTGCATTTCTGTTAATCTTTTTGGTAATCCCATGATTGACAATTTAAGGTAAGTCTCCTATATTGTCAAGTGTATGAAAGATAAACAAACATATAAAAACATAAAGGAATACGGAGAAGATATGAGCTATGAAAACGAAAGTAAAACTAAGCCCCAAGATGATAGAGGGCCGGGTGATTTAACTTACATGATTGAAATGCACCAAAAAGAAATTTGGGAATGGAAAAAGAAAGAGGCTGATTGGATTAGGACTGCCAATTTATTAGATGGGTCCAAAAAAATTATTAGTGACATGAGTGCTAAAATGGTAGAGCAAGTTAGAATTATTGCAGAGCTTCGATACGATAATCAAACTTATAAAAAAGAAATTGAAAAACTTCTTGCGGAAAAAAATAAATGAGAGTAAGAGACCTCCAGGAATTTTTATCTAAATTCACAGAAGGACACAAGGACGGAAGTCGGCAAGGTAATGCCTTGAGTGATGCTGTTATCTATGTGGAAAAAGATGGATTCCTAGAAGAAATAAAACGCATGGAAGTTCACGAAAATAGTCAGACAATCATTGGAGCGACAAAGAATCATCAGTCTCACAGGTTAGTTTTAAAAACCAAACAAGATAGAAAAATTATTATTCCGGATAAATTGCGTAACAATGTGTATTAATTGCCTGTTATGCTTACCCCGAAAAACACATGGGCCCAGAGGCTAAATTTTACAAAGAAATTAAAAAATCTATCCCCGAAATATCATGGATTAGGCTTGAAAACCTTAGCTCACTTGGTACTCCTGATCTATTGGGCTACAATACTTCTGGGCACTTTTTTACTGTAGAACTCAAAGTTACAAAAGGTAAAAAGATTCGCTTCAGCCCCCATCAAATTGCGTTCCACGTGAAACATCCTAACAACTCATTCATCTTGGTAAAGGCCCTTGGTCCTTTACCCACGAAAACTTTTTCGTGGTCCATGTACCATGGACA